CAAGGCATGCCGGCGCGAAGCCCTAAATGGGCTGGTGTGCGCAAGCAATTTTTGAAGTGGAACCCGACCTGCGCGGCGTGCGGATCCAAAGAAAATTTAGAGGTGCATCATGTGAAGCCGTTTCATTTGTTTCCAGAACTTGAACTGGCACCGGAAAATTTGGTCGTGCTCTGCGAGAACGGCGGCAACTGCCACTTGACGTTTGGGCATCTCAAAAACTGGAAGTCGTATAACTTGGCGGTGCGGCAGCATGCGATTTTGTATCTGGATCTGGTCAAGAAAAGGCCATGATTTTGCTTGCAATCGGCATGTAAGCCGATACGATAACGTTTCCTAGGCGGCATGGTTTTGATTGCCGAAATATCTTTGTAGCACGGACGCGCTACCCAACACCAACAACCTTGAAAATCACTCTGACCGAAGCCGACCTGGCGGTCATTCATGTATTGGGCACCCTGCGTTCCACCATGTCGCGGGCGGCTCATTCGAATCCGCACTGGCGGCCAAAGCATCAGTTTACCCACAGCGACCAGATTGCCGCCGATACACTCGGCGTGGCAGCCGAATACGCCTGGGCGAAGCATCACAACCTATTCCCCGACCTCACGTTCCACGCGCGGCGTAACGGCTACGACAGCCTGCTGCACGGCTGGAGGATTGACCTTAAAGCCACGACGAACCCCAACGGCCGGCTCATTTTAAACCCCGCGCAAAACAACCCAGACATAGACGCCTACGTGCTGGCGATCGTGACCCTGCCGGACGTGCATTTCATTGGCTATGCGCTGACGCATGAACTGCGCAACCAGAAGGCGCTGAACAACCTGGGTCATGGGCCCTGCTACGTGCTGGAGCAGCACCAGCTACGACCGTTCAAAGAAGATTTGCGCGAAGGCGCAGACCGAAGCAAGCCCGCCGCGGTGGCGGGCGTTCATGTGAAGGAGTAGACGAATGTTAGCGATTTTAGTTTCCCTGGCGCTTGGCGCCGGCTGTTCGGGTGGATCCTGTTCAGTGGCCAGCGCACCAGCCAAGGTGCATGTGGAGAAGACCCGCATCGTGCAGCGCGAGCGCCGTGGCCTGTTTGCCCGACGTGGCGGCCGTGGGTGCGGCGGGTGCAAGTAACCGAAGGCGAGCCCCGCTGGAAACGGTGGGGCGTAATTTTACAGGAGGAAAGACATGAATCAAACGATACGAACCATGCTGGTGACGCCGGAATTGGCGCTGGAATTTCTGAAACACAACACAAACAACCGCAAAATGAGTAACGTGAAACTGAAGCAGTATATGCAGGCCATGCTGGCAAACAAATGGCGCCTGAATGGCGACACGATCAAGATTGCCAAGAGTAAGCGACTGCTGGACGGCCAGCATCGCCTGTTAGCTATCGTCGAAACGAACATTCCACAGCCCATGAACGTTGTGTATGATTTGGATGAAGACGTAATTCAAACCATTGATTGCGGCGCCAACCGCCGAGCCAATCACATTCTAGACTTTAACGGCGAATCCAACACGATCGGGCTGGCGGCTTCCCTGAATGCGCTCAAGAGGCTCACGTCCAAAAACTGGTCCGTGCGAGACGGTTACACGAATGATGAGATTATGCAGGCGCTTGAGCAGCACCCTAGGATCCGCGATTGTTACGCCAAGGCGCGCAAATGGCAGACCTTTGGCGCCCTGCAAGGCACCTGGCAAGCCGCCCTGTATTATCTATTCCAGAAAAAAGACCCCTTGCAAGCCGACCAATTTTTTGAACGGTTAAGCAGTGGGGTGGATTTGAAAGCGACAGACCCGGTGTGGGTGCTGCGAAAAAAACTCATCGAAAACAAAACTTCGGACGCCCGTTTGCAATCCATTCAACTGGCGGCTTTGGTCATTATCGCCTGGAACGCCGTAAGAGCCGGGAAAATTATCAGCCGGCTAAACTGGAAGAAAGAAAGCGAGCAATTCCCGGAAATTATCTAGCATGACCCAGCTCATCCTACCCCTGACCATTCCCCCCAGCGTCAACCACCTCTACCGGCGCCGGGGGAATAAGACTTTCCGCACCCGGGCCTATCAAGACTGGATCACCATTAACGCCATCCAGATCGGCAAGGTGAAGCCCTGGCGGCATTACCCCTGCCGGATTCGCTTGGTCATTTATGGCGGCAAGGGCTGGACCGTCAGCCGCGACCTGGACAACAGCCTCAAGGCCGTGCTAGACCTACTGCAGCACCTGCAAATCCTGGCAGAAGACAACACCAAGCATGTTCATGGGGTCGAAGTGGTTTACCAGCCGCCTTTAGGAGCCAAACAGGACGCCTGGGCCGAGTGTGTCATTTATAGGGGAGGAGGGCGGGGCTGCGCTTCTTAGGCAATGAGGCCACACTATGCTACCAACAGGCAGTTTTTTCGGATCTTTGGGCCGTTTTCTGGGGCGGGTGCTGTTTGGCAGCGGCTCTCCGGGACGTGGCCAGCCGGACGGCAGTAAGCCGGCGGCTCCCCCAAAAAAAAACGAGCTGGAGATCCGCCGACCGGGACCCGGTGACACCCCACCGGTCACGTCCGCGGCGCAAAAATCCTACGCCGCCGAGTACAAGCGGCTCTACGGCATCCTGCAAAACGAGCTTTCTGGGCTGAAAACCGCGCTGGTGCCGAGGGACCTACAACGCCGCCGACAGACGGGCGGAGGGGGCCGGGGCGGACGCGGTGGCCGTGGTGGTGGCAGGGAGACCGGAGGCGCCGGCATTCTGCCGCCGGAAACCACCCGCCATGAACCCAGACCCTACGGCAAACGCGACCTGACCCAGCACGGCTACCTGAGCCTGACCTACGGGTATCAGGACGGGCAGGACGTGGACGTGGACAGCTCCTGGATCGGAGCCTTCAACTACCGCACCTGGGGCGGCGACTACGGGGCCGATCAGGACCCCCGCGACATAGGCGACCTGACCATGGTCGTGCTGAAGCCTTCGGCGCCAAATCCTTCCGGCCGTTACACCTATCCCAGCGTGCCACGCAAGGTCATGGACGGCGCCATGCGCGCCCCGTCCAAAGGCAAATTCTACTGGTCCACCCTGCGCTATTACAGTAACCGCGGCGCCATTGGCCGGCGCATGCTCCGCACCGCGGTGCACTTAATCGCCAACCCGGATAGCCCGCATGCTCCCGGTGGACGCAGGAGGCGCATCCGATGAACCCAACACCCAACAGCAGCCCGAAGCCGGTGTACCCAGCGCAGTGCATGGTTAGCGTGGACTGGTTCAACGAGACGTACGCTAGTTATTGCGCCGGGGAATACGAGCGCGCCCAGGCGGCGGCGACCATGTACATGGCCGAGGGGCTGGAGGCGTTGCGCCTCTGGTGCCGGATTCAGGCCGGCGAGCTGAAAGCGGAGGAGCTGCAGCCACCCGGGCCGGACGTAACCAAGCCGGCGTGAGTCTAATATTCCCGACCTAAAAAAGGGTTTTATGGCGAAAACCAAAACCAGCGTCATCACCGAGGCCAAGATCCGAGCCATCTGCCGGTCCATCACTTTGGGGGCTTCCATCAAGACGGCGGCCGCGTGCGCCAGCATCGACCCCAAGACTCTTTACCACTGGCGCAAGCAAGGGAAAAAGGCCAAGTCCGGGATCTACCACGAGCTGGTCCAGAAGATGCAGACCGCCGAAGAACAATTCATCGCTAACAATCTAGAAAACTTGGCCCGACATGCCAATCAAAGTTGGCAGGCTTCCGCCTGGTTGCTGGAACGCCGCCACCCGGAGCAATTTGCCAAGGCGAGCGAGCGCCGGGAACTGGAAGAACTGCGCCGGGAGCTGGAACTGATCCGAGGAGAAATTGCCAAGCATTCGAACTCTACTGACCCGAGCTAGGGCCACCCGCCAGGAGCTGGAAGCCCGCACCCGGGCCCTGCCGACCGACCCGGTCGAATACGCCGCCGCCAAGGGGCTGCGCATCACCGCCCAGCAGGCGGCCATCCTGCGCGCCCTCACCCAGCCACCCTACAGCGTCCTGGTGCGCGCCGCCCACGCGGTCGGAAAAACCTTTATCGCCAGCCTGGCGGCAAGCTGGTTCTACGACACGCGCAACCCCGGCATCTGCTTGACCACCGCGCCCACACACATTCAGGTAGCCGATCTGTTGTTCAAGGAGCTGCGCAACGTGCGCCGCGGCGATCCGCATTTTTTGCCTAAGTCTACCAGGCTCGAGGAAAACCCAAACCATTTCATCCACGGCCTGACCGCGAACAAAGCCGACGCCTTCCAGGGCCGGCACGGCACCGCCCTCATGATCGTGTTTGACGAGGCCGCCGGCGTCGACAAGGTCTTTTGGGAACGCGCGCGAACCATGCTTTCCCATGGGCCCAACTACTGTTTTCTGGGCATCTACAACCCCTACGACGTGAGCAGCCCGGCCTACGCCGAAGAATCGAGCGGCCGGCACACCGTGCTAGAAATGAGCGCTCTGGATCACCCGAACGTCACCGAGCGGCGTCTGGTGGTGCCGGGCGCCGTCACCTACGAGCAAGTCACCGAGCGGCTAACCACCGAGTGCAAACGCCTGCGCGACGACGAGCCGCACCCCTGGAACGCGTTCACGTTCGAGGGGCAGACCTACCTGCCGGAAGATCCCCTGTTTGAGATACAGGTTTTGGGCCGCTGGCCGACCCGCGCGATCAACAGCGTCTGGGGGGACAGCGCCCTGGCATTGCTTTTGCAACCCATGGAGGTCCAGCCCAACTGGCTGGCCGCCATCGGCTGCGACGTAGCCCGTTTTGGGGACGACCGCACCGTCATGGTCGTGCGCCGCGGCCGGGCGATCACCCACCTGGAGGCCCACCGCGGCTGGACGATCACCCAGACCGCCCAACGCCTCAAGGAGCTGGCCGCGGAGCAGGGCACCGTTCACCAGCCCGCGCGCAGCGTGCCCATCTACATCGACGAGGGCGGCCTGGGCGCCGGCGTCGTGGACTGCGCCGGCATTGGCACCGAGCGCTTTCATTTCGTGGGCGTGAACTCGTCCACCACCAGCAACTGGCCCGGCGATTTTCCCAACCTGCGCTCGGAGCTCTGGTTCCTGGCGGCCGAGCTGGCGCGCGACGGCAACCTGAGCATGCAGGCGCTGCCCCTGGCGACCCAGCAGCAACTGGTCGCCGAGCTGAAGGCGCCGGTGTTTGTCGTGGACAGCATGAACCGCCGCGTCGTCGAGGCGAAGACCCAGACCAAGCGCCGCCTGGGAAAATCCCCCGACCTGGCGGACGCGTTCAACCTGGCCTGTTACCTGCCCGCCTCCCAAGCCGTGGAGCGCGTGACGGGTCATTTATAAGAAAGGAGCTTTTTTATGGCCTCTGCAACAAAAATCGTGGATTTTACCGGCCCGGGCAGTTTTGCGCTGACCGTGCCCGCCGTGGGCGTGGTGCATTCCCTGCTCATGGTGGGCGTCACCAACCTGGGCGGCATCGTGTTCCAGATCGAAGACTCCGACGCTGACGCGCTCACCGGCCCGATCATCCTGGGCGACCTGCAGCAATTTGTCACCGCGTTTAGCGATACCACCACCCCGCTGGCCGCCACCGCCGCCGGCAAGGGGCTCAAGATCCGCATCCTCTCCGGCGGACGCCTGACCGGCTTTGCGGTCGTTGACGAATAACTAACGCAGGGGCAGTCATGAACCTACGCCGCGCGCAGGAATCCACCGACTTTCACGCCAGTCTCCCCTTCTTCCCCTACGGGGACAGCCGGGACCTGTTTGCGGAGGGATCGCCCTATGGCTTCCTGGACGGCAGCTCCCAGACCTACCTGGCCCGCCGCGACAACCGCCTGACCGGCGAAAGCCTGCCCACCTACATCAACTGGTTCCAGCTCAAGCAGATCCGGGACCGCAGCCGCCTCATTTGCAAGAACAACGAATACGCCATCGCCGCCGTGGCCGCGCACATCAGCTATGTCGTTGGCACCGGCCTGACCTACGTGGCCATGCCGCGGAAGAAGGGCACCAGCGAAACTTTGGTGCGGCAGGTGCAGGAGCTCGTGGACCTGTTCCGGGAGGCCAACAGCCTGCCCGAGATCGAGGCCGAGGCCGTGCGCCGCCTGCACGTGGACGGCGAATGCTTCCTGCGGACATTCCCCCAGCAGGGGGGCCTGGTGGCCGTGCGCTTCATCGAGCCCGAGCTGGTGCGCTCCCGCGAGGATTCCACCGGCCAGCCCGACCATAGCTTTGGCATCGAGAGCGACCCCGAAGACGCGCAGACCGTGCGCGGCTACTGGGTCATCGAGCGCCCCTACGAGAGCCTGACGCCGGTCCTGATTCCCGCGGACGAAGTGCTGCACCTGAAGCTGAACACGGACTCCAACGCCAAGCGCGGCCTGCCCACGACATACGCCGTCGAGGGCAACTTCCGCTTTTGCGAGGATCTGCTCACCAGCCTGATTACCCTGGCGAAGGCCCGCGCCAAGTTTGCGGTGATTCGCAAGGTGCGCGAGGCACCCCCGGACGCCCTGGCCGCCCTGAGCGCCACCGCCACGGACGCCACCGTGACCGACCCCGCCACCAGCCAGACCACCAACCTGAACCGCTTTGGCTACGGCACCATCCTGACCAGCTCGGACAATATCGACTACGAGTTTCCCGCGGCGAATCTGGACGCTGGCGGGCTGATCGAGGCACTGCAGGCCAACCTGCGCGCCATCGCCAGCCGCTACGGCATTTCCGAGACCATGATGAGCGCGGACGCCAGCAACAACAACTACGCCAGCGCCCTGGTGGCCGAGGGGCCCGCGCACCGCACGTTTAAGCGCCTGCAGGCGCTCCTGGGCGGAGCCTTTGGCGAGCGCCGCCTGAACCCCAACCGCAGCCTGATCTGGCGCCAGATCCGCGCCGCCGTCGAGCGCGGCATCCTGCCCGCCGAAGCCCTCACGGAAGTCACCATCAAGGCGGAAGGCCCCAGCCTGGTCACCCGTGACACCGACAAGGAAGCCGCCACCAACCGCACTTATCTCGAAATGGGCATCAAGAGCAAGCAGACCATTTGCTCGGAATTGGGCCTGGATTACGAGACGGAGCACAAGAACCTGCAGGCGGACCCGCCGCAGGGCAGCCAGCAGCAACAGCAACAGCAACCGCCGCAGGGGGGATCCCCTGCCATGCCCGAAACCAACCCGGCGCAGGACGCAGCCGGCAGTGACGCAGCCGGGGCGCCAGCCCCAGCCGAACCGGCCGACGCACAGGCCGAGACCTTCTAGGCGGACGCTCCGTGGCAGTGGACCAACACATCATCCTTTCCCATGAGCCGCTGGTGCTCCAAGTGGCCAGCCAGTATTACCACACGTCCCACTACGAACTGGACGACCTGATCCAGCAGGGGTGGCTGGGCCTGCTGAAGGCCAGCCAGCGCTGGGCTCCCGACCGCGGCGTCACCTTTGGGGCCTACGCCCGGCTCTGGGTGAAGGGCTCGGTCTACCGCTACGTGTTTGGCCGCCGGCCGCGCTGGGAAGATTCCGCGGAGCCGCTCATCGGCGAACATCAGGAGCGCACCGAGCGCGAGCTGCTGGAGACTGACCTGCTGGAGGACGCGCTGCAGGTCCTGCCCACCGAGCACGCCGAGGTTCTGCGCGAGCGCATCCTGCACCGCCAGAGCCTGACCCGCACCGCCCGCGCCACCGGCCACACGGCCGGCGACACCCTGGCCCTCTACGAGCAGGGCGTGGAAATGCTGCAGATCTTCTGCGAGTAACGCACGCGTGTCATTTACTTGTATGAGCCAAAAAATTTGCAGTTTGCGCGAAGATGTCATCAAGGGCCTGCCGAAGCTGGCAGCGCTCACGCTGACCGCCGCGCCCGCTCCGAGCGTGCCGACCATTCCCAATTGCAAGATCTTGGGATTCCGCAGCCGCAATAACCGCGTCTACACCCGCGAGGCCGTGCAGGCCGCCGCGGCCAAATACGAAGGCTGCAAGGTCAACCTGGACCACAACACCGGCAGCGAGCCGCGCAAGTTCTCCGAGCGCTTTGGGCGCCTGGTGAACGTGCGCTTCACCCCCGAGGGACTGTTTGGGGACCTGCAGTACAACCCGGCGCATCCGTTGGCCGAGGCTTTCCGCTGGTGGGTCGCCCACGACCCCAACGCAATTGGACTCAGCCACAACGCCACCGCGGAGGTGCAGACCACCGCGCAGGGCACGGAGCTGGTCACTGAAATACGGGACGTGGACAGTGTGGATCTGGTCGCAGATCCGGCCACGACCAAGGGACTGTTAGAAAGTTATCAAGAAAGGAACGTCATGGACCCCATGGAAACCATGGATCACGACCCAGCCGTTCAAATGCCGCCTGGGGAAATGCAACCGACCCAAGAGGCAGACGACGAAGGGGACTTTGCTTCCCACCTGGGAAACGCCGTGCTAGCCATCCTCAACGACGCTAGCATGAGCACCGACGAAAAGCGCAAAAAAATCCTGGGCGCATTGAAATTGATGGACGAGGAACCGGCCGCCGGCGCAGAGCCAGGCTTGGAACCTATCGTCGAGGACGATACCCCGGCGATGGATGGATCCGAATCCGACGTCCTGCCCCCCGACGAGGTCGAGGAAGGCGAGGACTACGGCACCGACGACGAGGCCGCCGCAATGGAAGCCGCCCTGCTCGGCAGTGACGAGGAAATGCCTCCCCCCATGCCCACCAAGAAAAAAGCCGAAGAATCAGTGGATCCCAAGATTGCCGCCCTGACCGCGGAACTGGACGCCCTGCGCGTGCAGGAAGCCCTGCGCGTCAAGAGGGCCAAGGCCCTCAAGGCATGCAAGGAAGCAAAGCTGCCCAAGGAAGCGATCACCAAGGTGTTCGTAGGCCAGCTCCTGCAGCTCAAGGAAAGCGAATGGAAGCCGCTGGTCGCCGACCGCGCCGCGATCGCCAAACGCACCGTTAAACCCATCAGCGCACCCGCCACCGTGGCAGGTGACACCTACGAATCGTTTGTTCGCGACCTGCTCGCCAACTAAGGAAAGGACCTACCCATGTCATCTCGCTACCTCTACGGCGAAACCAACCCTGTCAGTGCCCCTGTTCAGACCGCTACCGCGGTCTCCGTGGGCGACCTGCTCGGCTACGCCACCGGCTACGTCTACAAGGCGTCCGCCCAAACCTGGGACACCAACCTCGCCACCACCCAGACCAATTTTGCCACCGCCTTCCTGGGCGTGAGCGGCCAAAAGAAGCTGGATACCGAGGCCCGCGTGTTCGGCAACTCCACGGACAACATCATCCGTGTGGACTGCTCCGGCATTTTTGAATTTGACTGCTCGAGCGCCAGCTACGTGATCGGCGACTACGTCGGCCCCGCCAAGGACACCGGCAACGCGCTCCTGGACGGCACCCTGGCCAAAGTGGCTTCCGCGGCCCTGGCTATCGGCCGGGTGGTCGAGAACGCCGCCAGCGCCACGAAAATCAAGGTGCAGCTCCTGTCAACCCTCAACAGCGTGGCCCGCTAACCCACCCCCAAAATAACCCTCTAGGAAAGGACCTAAGACCATGTCACTAGGACGAAAACTCAAGCAGCTCACCGAGAGCTACGGCATCGCGAAGACCAGCAAGTTTTTGGGCGACGCGATCCGCGACAAGAAGATCAACCGCCACACCATCAGCATCCGCCAGCTCGCGGAGTCCTTCATGGGCTCCGACTGGGCTGAACAGCTCTACCGCTACAACAGCGGCGTGCGCGTGCGCGAAGCCTCCGAAGGCGTGGACGCATCCAGCTTCACGGCCATCACCGGCCAGTTGTTGGTGAACGAGATCAAGGACAAGTACGAATTGGCCGCCCTCATCGGCGACGAAGTGGCCGAGACCGTACCTGTCACGAACGGCAACCTCAAGGAACAGAAGGTGCCATGGCTGTCCAACGTGATCGACAGCGTGGAAAAGGTCGAGGAAGGCATGCCCTATCCGCATACTTCCTTCAGCCCGAACTACATCGAATATCCTGCCATTGAGAAGATTGGCAAGATTTGCGCCGTAACCATGGAAGCGATCTACAGCGATCTGACCGGCCAGATCCTGGACTCGGCAGGCTCGGTCGGCACCTACTGCGGCATCGCCCGCGAGGAACGCATCCTCAAGGTGGTGCTCGGCCTGACGAACAACCACAAGTGGAACGGCAGCTCCTACAACACCTACCTGACCAGCGGAAGCTGGGTCAACAAGGTGGCGACCTTCACCATGACGGACTGGAGCAGCATCAATACGCTGGAACAGCTTTTCATGAACATGCTGGACCCCAACACCGGCAAGAACATCCTCATCGAGCCCAAGCAGCTCTTTGTCATGCCCGCGAATAAGTACAGGACCCGCAGGGCCATTACCGCAACGAACACCCGCTCGGGTGATTTTGCGACCAGCGGGAACCCTGACCAGATCGAGGCACCCAATCCCCTGGACAAGGACTACCAGATCCTCACCAGCCCGCACGCTCGCCGTCTGCTGGTGGAATCTGGCGTTTCCGCAACCAACGCGGACAAGTACGTGTTCCTGGGCGACTTCAAGAAGGCGTTCATCTGGCGCGAAGCCAAGCCGCTCACCGTGGTGGAAGCTCCTGCGCAGAACCCCATGGAGTTCAATCAGGACATCGCGCTTGCGGTCAAGGCGTCCCTCATGGGCGTCGCCGCGGTGCGAGATCCCCGCTTTGTGGCCTTTGGGTCGCCTACATAATGGCGCGCGCAAAGACCAAACCCGAGTCTGTCCCTGCCAGCGCGGTTGCCCCGGTCGTGTCTCCCGACCAGCAGCCGCGCGCCCAGGGGCGCTACCAGCTCAGCCTTCGCAACAACCCCACCCTGGTGGTGGAGGCCGACAATCCCGAGGACGCCCGAGCAGCCTACCTGGCCGCCTGCGGCATCCTAGCCACCGAAAACCCCATCACCTGCGACCCGCTGCCGAGCTAAAGGCAGCAGGTCGCTGCACTTTTAGCCAGGGCAGAACCATGGGCAAACCACCGACCGGCAGCGCAACAGCCGCTTTCTATATCCGCCTTCTAGTGGAAGGGCTGCAAAGCCGCTCGCGCGGTCATCGGGTCCTGGAAGCCGGCTTCACCGGCATGCGCGTGGACAAGCTTGGGCACAAGCGCTACTACCGCGACGGCCGCCAGGTCAAAAATCCCAGCCCGGAAGAAAAGCAGGCCCTGGCCAGCCACGGCCAGCAAACCGCCCCTAGTTCTGGGACAAGCCACTCCGCCGCCGGCGGCGCCCCCAGCGCTTCCAAATCCCTGTCCAACCTGGGACCGCATGCAGACCCCGAGCAGGTCCGCAGCGTGGCCAACGACCTCATGCGCCTGAGCGTCAAGGATCTGTCCAAGCTCGCCAGCCAGCCCGCCGAACAGGCCACCAGCCACGGCAATCAGTCCGGCATTGGAGAAGCCGGGGACCTGGTCAGCCTAGACACGAATCAGATCCACGTGGACCCCAAGCGCTTTCAATACAAGCAATCCCTGGACGCGTCCACGGGAACCGGCGACCACCTGAAGGGCGTGAACAAATTCAACCCGCTGTTTGCGGGCGTGGTGCACGCGTGGAAAGACCCGGCCGACGGGAAGACGTACGTCGTGAACGGCCATCATCGCATGGAATTGGCCCGGCGTGCCGGCCATCAAAAAATGAACGTGCAGATGATTATCGCGCCAAACGCCACCACTGCCCGGGCCACTGGGGCCCTCATCAACATGGCCGAGGGACGCGGCACGGCCCTAGACGCCGCCAAGTTCCTGCGAGATTCCAAGCAATCCATCGAAGACCTCAAGGGGCACGGCGTCAGCCTCAAGGAAAAAGTGGTGGACAACGCGGTCCAGCTCCGGGGCCTGAGCGATCGAATTTTCAACGACCTGCTTACCGGCCGGCTGGAGGAAGACAAGGCCGTGGCGATCGGACGCCACTTGAAGGACCACGACGCGCAAGAGCAACTGTACAACCACTACCTGGAGCAGCGGGACAAGCACAATAAGGAATTTAGCGCGGCCACCCTGGAGCAGGCAGCCATGGACGTGGCCAACGCGCCCAAGCAGCAGGGCGGCGGCCAGATGGACCTGTTCGGAAATACCGACGACGGCAAGAGCCTGTTTCTGGAAAAAGCCGAGCTGAAAAACAAACTCCGTGCCGCTCTGGCGCAGGAAGTGAACGACTACACGGTCGCCGGCAACGCACGTCGTGCCAAAAACATTGCGGGCGCTGGCAACGTGCTGCAGGTGGAGAAAAACAAAGAACTTTCCAAGGCTGCCGATAGAATAAAACAGGGATTTGAGCAGTTCCAGCACCTAGCTGGGCCCCTGAGTGACGCCATCAACGCCCACGTGGAGGATTACGCCAGTGCCAGCCCCAAACAAAAACGAACCATCGTCGAAAAGGCCCTTGCGGACGCCCGTGGAGCCATTCAAGCCATTATCAGCGGAGGAGCTGAAAACGATCTGCGAGCAGGTGCACAAGATCCTCAAGGTGACCCGAGCGCAGGAACAACGGAACCGGGAACTGTATCGGGAGATTTACGGGGAGGAAATGCCGGAGATCTAGGACCTTCCCTGTTTGGACCCCAGGACGAGCCCACGCCGGCCGCCGAAAAATCGGCCAAGCCCGAGGAACCCGGCTTCACCGGCATCGACGCCCAAGGGCGCGAATGGCGCAACGGGGAATTGGTGGCCAAGCAGGAAGAACCCAAGGCAGCGTCTGCCGGCAACGGCCTGGACGCCAATGCCCTCGCCCTGGACGCGCTGCGCCTGAAGGGCAACCGCAAGCCGCACAACGCCGCCCACATCACGGTGCCAGCCCTGCTGGAACTCAAGGAAAAAGGCTACATCAACGACGCAGGCCAGCTCACCAACGACGGCCGCCTGTATCTGTACGCGCAGAAGGGAAAGCCGGTGCGCCAAGCGACCGGACCCAAGGCCGCCAAGGCCCTGGTAGGCCCCGAGGCACCCGCTCCCGAGCGCGGTTCCGACGCCGAGCTGGCGGTCCTTAACGCGCTGCGACTCCGGGCCAACCGCAAGGCCCACAACAGCTCCCTCATCACTCCGGCGGCGGTGGCAAGCCTCCAGGCGCAAAACCTGGTGGACGCTTCCGGCCGAATCACCGCACAGGGCCGAAGTTATTTAACCTCCCAAAAAGCACCCGTTCCCGCGGCGCCTGCCCCAAAAACGCCCTCGGCCACCAGCGCCCCGGAAAAATACTTTGGCACCGGCGGCGAGCATACCGTGGTCGTGCAAAACGGCAAAAAGCTTCGTATCCCGGCGCCACTGGAAAACGTGCCCGGGTGGACCGACTACGAGCCCGTTGCGCCAAAAGCCTTCTACAATCTGGACGAGCAGGAAGTGGTGGAGCATCGCGAAGCCCAAGAGCTGGTGCGCCGGGAATGGCCAAAATTCCGTCAGGAATACCTGACCAAAATGGGCACGTTCGACGCCGACGGCAACCTAATCAGCATCACCTGCAACTGCGACGACTGGCGCGACCTGTTTCCGACGTACAAAGGCACCAATTCCGGCTCCATCCATGACGCCGCAAGCTACGCGAACATGCGCATGTTGAATGAAGCCTGGGCCCTCATGAAGGGGAAGGGGAACAACCAATTCCTGGTCCTGGGCGGCGGCGGTGGCAGCGGGAAGGGCACTGCTACTAAGGATATTATCCAGGTCACCGAATACCCGGTGGTACTGGACTCCGTGTCCGACGACAGCGCCTGGACCAAGGAACTCATGGACGGCGCCGCCAAGCATGGCCTGGACGGGCAATTTGTGTTCATCGACCGTGCCCCGGCCGACGCCTGGAAAGACGGCGTGGTCAAGCGCGCCATGCAAGCGCGGGAAAAGTTTGACGCCGGCGACCCGACCAGCCTGGCGCGCACCGTGCCCTTAAGCGTGGCCGTGCCAGCCAATTTGAAAGCTCGCCGCGCGGCGCTGGAACTGTTCGAAGAAGGCAAGGTGCCTTCCATCATCATCAACAACAACCTGGGTTTTGGTAAAGCGAAGCAAGTGGACGAAAACGCAGTGGCCGCCTATTTGCAGCAGGGCATAGGCGGATACAATAAAGAGGAACTTCTGAAGGAGTTAGAAAATGACACCCGCGGACTATATGAACAAGGAAAAATTCCCCCTGACATCGCAAAGGGGCTCCTCGGTGCACGCGCAATTGCTGGTGGACGCGATCAACTTCGACCAACTGGAGCGAGCGATAGCGGACGGCCAGCAACTGGACGAGGAGCAGATGAAAATCCGCCAGGAGCTCCAGATCAAGCGCCCCTGGATGAAAGAGGTCGGGCGCCAGGCGACAGCGGCGAGCAAGGCAGCCAGGGAAAAAGCAGCTCAGAACCAGTAGCCCCAGCCGCCGACCAGCCCGGCTTCACCGGCATCGATGCCGAGGGCCGAGAGTGGCGTAATGGGGAACTGGTGGCCAAGCAGGAGGAGCCAAAACAGAAAAGAGCTGCCGCCGGCGGCGAGTTTGGCCCAAACGGTGAGCACTACAAAGGCGGTGCTTTTATAGCTACCACCGATATGCCAAAGACAATAAAACACAAAATCAAGCAATCTGCAGGTGATGGAACTGAAACAGTTTATGACCCCAACACAGGAAAAACTACACAGGAAACACCACCCGAGCCCGGCCTCATGTCCATATATGGCGCCATGGTTGGCGTTTGGC